TCAATCCTCGTCGTCCGACCCGCCGCCGGCCCGTTGTGCGTAGGCCGAGGGCGACGGGAAGGCCGCCGTCATGGCGTCGGCCTCGGCCACGAGCGCCGGGCTTGGGCTCTCATACTCGTTGAAGAATTCGAACTCGTCATCGGGCTTGCGATAGAACTCGCGGTCGCCGCCGTCGTACTGAATCAGCCGCGCCGTGTTGGACCGCGCCGTCAAGTGCAGCCGCGGCGCGTTCGGCAACAGCGCGTTGGTCTCCGCCGTCGTCAGCCCCCAAGACGCGACGGCGACGTTGTCCCGCGGCGTCGTCGGGCTGGAAAGCCAGGACTTACGGCTCGTGCCGCTCAGGTCGAACTTGCCGAGATCTTCCTTCGTCGGAACAGCGCCGAGCGCGAGATCGCAGAGCGTCGGGAACAGGTCGATCAGGCTGATCGGCGTGTCGCAGTTTCCGGGCGTGACGCCCGGCCCGGAGATCATGAAGGGCACGCGCAGCGCCCGCTCCCAGAGGGTGAACTTGCGCCATGCGAGCTTCTCGCCGAGCTGCCAGCCATGGTCGCTCCACAGCACGACGATCGTGTTGTCAGCGTGTGCGCTCGCGGCGAGCGCCGACCGGACCAGGCCGACGCTATGGTCAGCGAAGGCGATTGTCGCGAGGTAATGGCGGATGACGTTGAGCCACTCGCCGCTGTTGATGATGCCGAGCGCCTTGTTGGTCCCGAAGCTGTCGCGCTCGCCAAACTGCCGGACGAACTCGATCGCCGAGGACGGCAGGTCGCGCAGGTCCTTGTCGGTCGCCATCGTGACGTCCTGCCGGCGATCCTCCGTCATGACGCCGAGCGGATAGACGATGTCCTCGAGCGGGAAGAGCTCGAGGAACTCGGTTGGGGGACGCCAGGGCAGATGCGGTTTCTGCAGGCCGATCACCCCGAAGAACGGCGCGTCGTGGCTCGCATTGAGCACGTTGTCGATGAACCACTGCGTCCGGATCGTGTCGGGCTGCTGCTCCGTCGCGAAGATCTGAGGCCCGTAGTCGAAGGCATCGCCGCCGTCGCGCGGCGCAACGCATGAGCCGCTGCCACAATTCTCGAGGAAATCCCAAGCGTCGGGCCATTGCGACGCGGCGCGCTTCCGCGGTCCGTCGCCGGCGCGCCAGCCGGTGTGGAAAAACTTGCCAACACTGAGGGTCTTGTAACCCCGGTCGCGGAAGTGCCAGGGCAGTGACCTCTGCCCCGTCACGATCCGCGAGCCGACCGGCCAGTCCTCGCCTCGAGCGTAGACGCCGGTCACCCATGGCTCGAGGCCGAACAGAGTGGCGGTCCGGCTAGTCGCGCAGTAGGGCGTCGCGCAGTAGGCGCGCCGGAAGTTGACGCTCTCAGCCGCGAGAGCGGCGAGGTTAGGCGTTTGGGAGAGCGGATAGCCGCCGAGCGGCTCGATCCAGTCGTTGAGATCGTCGAGCACGATCATGACGACGTTGGGCGGTGTCTGCGCCCGGGCAATCGCCGGAGCGGCGAGCGCCGCGACAGCGCCAAGAAGACCGGCGTTGGCCGTGCGTCGCGTGATCATCCGGGAGCAGTCCCTATGGGAGCCGAGGATCGTCACTTCGTCACGATCAGCATCAGGACGCCGGCTCCGCCGTTGCCGCCCTTGCCCGACGTGAACCCGTTGCGCGCCGCGCCGCCGCCGCCGCCGCCGGCCCCGTAAAGCCCACCATTGCCGCCGTCGCCGCCGTCGCCAGAAGCATTGGCAGCTCCGCCGCCGCCGCCGTTTCCACCCGCGACGTAGTCCGCCGCCGTCGTGTCGGCGCCGGTCGTGCCATCCCCGCCGGGGGCGGCGCCGCCGGCCGTGACGCCGATCGACATGACGGCGGGCGCGCCGTTGGAGCCAGAGCCGCCATTGCCCGGCGTGTCAGCGGCGTTGACGCCGCCGCCGCCGCCGCCGTGGCCCGGACCATAGCCCGCGGCCTCACCGGCCACGCCGCCGCTGTTCGCGCCGCCAGCGCCCGCCGAGACAACGGGGCTCGGCGGAAAGGCGCGGTTGCCGGCGAATGAGCCGCCCGCCCCGGCCACGGCGCCCCCGCCGCCGCCGAACGCGCCGCCGCGCGCAGTGAGACGGCCGCTTCCGAAGAGCACAAGGCCGCCGGCCGTACCCGGGTTGCCGTTGGCGTCTGTCGCCGTCACGGCGGCCCCGCCGACGCCGGGGGCCTGAATTGTGATGGCCTCGCTCGAGGCGAGCGTGGCCGCGTCGAACACCTTTTCGACCAGCGTGCCGGCGGCTCCGCCACCGCCACCATAGACTTGGACACCGGGACCGCGCAGACCTCCAGAGCCAGCGCCACCGCCGGGAGCGATAGCGATCGCGCGGACAGTTTTGTCGCCGGCCTGCTTCGTGAAGGTCCCGCTGATGGTGTGAATCTCGACTCGCACGGCGTCGAGCGGCCCCTCGTCTCTGAGGCCGGGATTGCCGGAGACGTTGACGTTCGCCCCGAAGGCCCCTGAGCCCGTCGTCGACTTGGCGAATTTGGTCGGGCAGTTCTTGAACTGGTTGCCCGAGATCAGGACTTCGTCGACCGTGGTGTCGGTCGCGGTCAGCAGGATGCCCTGCTCGGTGAAGTTCTCGATGTGGTTGAGCGCCACCACCGCGTCGCTGGTGTCGTGAAGCCGGATGCCCTTCTTCGACGACACGCCGCCGCGGACGCGGTTGGCGATGATGCTCGCCCGAGTGGCCCCGTTCAAATAGACGAACGTGTCTGACGAATACACCGAGTAGATGCGGTTCATGCCGATCATGACCTCGGTCCAGCCCGGGTCGACGAAGACGCCGAAGCGCGTGAAGCCGACGATCGTATTGCCCGAGATCACGACGCCGTCGTCGCTGGTCTCCGTGCCCTGCACCGCGATCCCGTCGAGCCCGGCTCCGCGCAGGTTGATCGTGTTGCCGGTGATGGACGCGTTGTTGCAGCTCGGCATCTCGATGCCGTAGTGGGTCGCCTCCTCGATCGTGTTGTTCGCCACCACCGGGCCGTCGCAATAGGCGACCGACGGGCCCATGGAGCCGCCGAAGAAGTTGTTCCCGGTGACGATCGGCGTGCGGGCGTAACGGATCTCGACGCCGAGCGGCAGGCTGCTGGAGCCGTCGCCGTCGATCTGCCGCACCGTGTTCCCGGTGAACTTCACGCCCTGGTAGGGGTGCCCCACCGTCCCGCGGATGATCGCTCCGGCGCCCGCAAAATTGGCCGGCTTGTCGGTCACGTCGATGATGCAGCCCGTGACCTCGATGTCGCTGAGATAGCTGGTGTCCGCGATGTTCTGGACCCAGATGCCGCAGGAGACGCCGCCGGTCATCGAGAACTTCGAGACGCTGCAGTCCTTGATCTTCACGCGGCTCGCATTGTTCGCCACGATCCCGTAGCGCCGCGTGTCCGAGACGACCATGTGGTCAGCCTCGCAGCCGGTGCTGAGCCTGAGGCCGAACTCAAGGGTGTCCTGATCGGCTGAGGCGCCGAAGATGAAGCCGTTCTGGATGCGCGTCTTGTTGCCGGTGAGGTAGACGATCGAGGTATCGGCGATGTTCGGCCCGGCCTCGATCGCCGCGCCTTGCATGTCCCAGATCTGTTCGGCGACGCTCAGCGCCAGCATGGCCGAGACGACGTATTTGACGCCGAACTCCAGGATGACCTTGCCGCCGACGCCGGCCGCGTCCCGCGCGGCCTGCAGCATCGGCAGGTCGTCGTCGGGCGCGGCGAGGTGGCGGAAATCCTCGACAAGGACGACGTCGGACCGGCGCTTCTCGACTGTCGTCCAGGTCGCGGAAAACGACTTCACCAGCACGACGCGATCGTGCGCCGTGCGGAGCGTGATGTCTGATCCAAGGATCAGGGAAGCGTTATTTTTCAGGACGACGTCGGTGGCCCCGCCCCGACCCACGATGATCGTCTGGCCGGCCCGGCCACCGACGATGGACGTGATGTCAGTCTCGCTGGCAGCCGCGTTGACGCGGATGTCGGCGAACGGCTCCAACTGACCTGGGATCGTGAGTGCGCCGCCGGGCGCGGCCGTGTAGGCCGGGCGGAAGAGGTTCCACGGATTGTTGCTCTCCGTGAAGCCCGCGACGCCGGACACCCCGGTGATGGGCGTCGCCGCGGGAGCGCCAGACGCGTGATTGTCCTTCACGACGATGTTGGCGCCCCACGGATCGGCGCCGGCGAACTTCACGTAGTTGGTCGAGATGTCGATGAACGTGTTGCCCTCGATCGAGACGTTCTCGGCGGGGGTCTCGGCCGACGCGATCTGGACGCCGATCGTGCCGCTCTTCAGCGTGCAGCCGTGGATGCGCCACTGCTTCGCGGTGGCCTTGGTCGCATACGGGCTGTCGATGATCGGATAGTCGTCCGAGGTCCCGATCAGCTCCGCGCTGATGTCGATGTTCTCCTGCTTCTTGCCGCAGATCAGGACCGGTCGAAGAGCCAGGACGCGGCCGCGAAGGACCAGTCCGTCGAGAGCCGAGGTCGCGTAGACGCCCCAGGTCGCGCCGAAGATGTCGGCGTCGATGTGGACATAGCCCGCGCTCGGGTTCTCGGCGTAGCTGGCCGGGTCCTCGTAGGTCGGCGACCCGTAGCCGAGGCCGACGCCGAGCGAGACGTCCTTGATGACGGTGTTCGTCACGCGCAGGTGGCGGCCCCGATGGATGATGCCCGTGGTCCCGGCGCCGCGGCCGTCGACCATGTGCCCGTCCACGATCATGTTGTCGTAGAGGTGTCCGCCAGGGCCCGAGACGCAGGCGAGGCTGCGGCCGCCCGTGATGACGACGTCGTGGGTGAGGACGTCCTGCAGCGGATCGTCGTCGAAGTAGCGGTACTCCATGCCGTCCGGATCGACGAGGCGGCGGCACGCGAGGGCCGAGCAACCGACGAGCTCCATCCCCTTCACGCCGCCTGCCCACCAGCCAGTGAACCAGGACGAGATCGTCGGGAGGTTGCTGGCGTCGCTCAGCCTGCGTCCGTCGATCCTGAGCCCGATGCCCTTGTGGTCGAGGCCGAGGTTGGAGACGATCGCGAAGCGGTTGAAGTTCTCCATATAGAGGGCATCGAGCACGAGCCCCTTAACGCAGTCGAAGCGCAGGCCGCGCACGCCGGGAGGGTTGGCGCCGGTGTCATCCGCGCCGTGGCCGGAGCCGCGCCAGCGCCCGCCCTTCACCCGGATGTTGTCGAGCATCGTCAGTCGGCGGACATAGACCGTGTGGGTGACGGCGTCGTAGGTGTCGCGCAGATTGTGCGCGAGCGTCAGCGTGTCGGTCCCGAGATCGACGGACTGGACGATCGCGAGCTCGCCCTTCTGGCGGGTGTCGCCGCCCGAGAGCCCGGCGATGCCGCTCCAATATTCGCCGAGCGACGTGATCGCGACGATGTCGCCGGCCTGGTAGCCGGCGGCGTCCGCCAGCACGAGCGTGTTGGCGCCGTTGCCGTTCGACTGCCTGATCGCGCTCGCAGCGAGCGTGGTGCGGTGCGACTGGCCCGCGCCCGCGAAATGCAGCAGCGCCCAGCTTTCGGTCAGGGACGCGGCAGACGCATCGATCCGTCCCGCTCCAGCAAAGTCGAGTTCGATGTTGGACTGCGTGAAGATGTGCGGGTCGCCGATCTTGTAGCTGCCCGCCAGGTCGACCTTGAGCCCGCCACCGATCTGGTTGGCGTAGTCCACCAGGTTCTCAAACGCCGCGTCGTCCCACGTGGCGCTGTCCCCCTTGGCGCCGGCCATCTCGGCCGTGATGCGCTTCTGGCGGTTGACGAACCACTTGCCGATCGCAGGAGCCGGGATCGAGAACGGGGTCGGCAGCCCTGGGTCGACGTCCTCCCTTCGGAACACGGCGCCCCCGCCGTCGCCGTTCTCGGCATGGCCGCCGGTGAGGATGGACGTTGTGGCCGCCGGCATGCCGACGAGGCTGATGCCCGCCCGGGCCGCCGAGAAGTAGGAGCCGTCGGCGCGCGCGGCGCCGAGAGCGCCTCGCCCGGCGTCCGGGACGACGTTCGACAAATTGGTGTCGACGCTGTTCGCCTGGAGATCGTTGAGAAGCTCGATGACGCCCGTGTAGTCAGCGCCGCCAGGCGCAAGATCCGTGACGTCCCGGAAGGAGAACAGGGAGAAGCGCGTGGTCGGGGTGCCGCCGAACGCCTCGCCATACATGACGACATAGGCGGCGGCCGACGGGATCACGAAGTCGACCCCATCGCCGGCCTCGAATGCGAAGCGCTTGGTGACGCTGCGGACGCCGTTGGCGACCGACGACACGTTGTTGAAGAGATAGACCTCGCTGAGGACGCTCCGATGGATGTCGAGATAGACGACGACCGCCCGCACGACGTCGTCGCTCGGATTGTTGCTGTCGACCGACCGACGGAGGCGCGCCTTGCCGTCATATATCCGCCCGGCCTCGACCGGAATCAGATCGGGACGGCGGATGACGATCGACGTCTGACCTTCTTCGATCCGCGAGCCCTTCGCCTCGGCCGACAGACCAAGCTCCGCGTCGTCCACGCACCACAGCGCCGGGACGATGGCGGTCAGCGCGGCGTCGACGTCGCCATCCCTGACCGTCGACGCCCATCCGCTCCCGGGGCGCTCTGGATACAGCACGCCCTTAGCGGTCGCGACCGCGCCCTCCATGTCGGCCGCGACCTCGTCGACGCGAGCGAGGGCCGCCTGTTCGTTCACGACAAACTGCTCGAAGACCGAGGCGTCGAGCTTGCCTTCCACGGCCACCGCGATGACGTCGGCGTCGATCGAGGAGTTGTCCCGCCCGAGCGGGTTCATGGTCATGACTTTGGTGCCATTGCCGGCGAGATCGTGTTTACCGGCCGGCAGCGCGCCAATCTTCAGAGCCCAGGACCCCGGCCCCTGCTCAATCTCCGTTTGGTCAACGAGATCGCCGTTGCTGCGCTTGATGCGGAGCTTCGGCTTCGGTTTTGTGTTCGCGGACGGGAGCGTGACCGTGTAGCGCTTGCCGTTCTGGAACGGGTTCGCGGTCGCTTCGTCGCTGACGACCGTGTAGATGTCGAAGTCGCCCTCGTCGGTGCGCGTCGCTGCCCCAAGGTCGATCGGGATGCGGTCGTAGGCGGCTTTCGGCACCGGCACGCCGATGGGCGTCAGGCAGCGGTAGGACGCGACGCCGGCCCTGACCAGCATGTGGCCGGCCCGCGGCACGGTGTCCGCAGGCCACTGCGCCCCGTTCCAGTGCAGGAAGGGCTTCGGCGTCTCGTCGTTGACCGAGAGCGTGACCGCGCCCGCCGCGTTCGGCGGCGTCGCGCCAGTCGAAAGCCAAAACGTCCGGTTGGTCTCGTTCGGATCCCCCTCGGCCGGCGACGTCGCCTTGAGCGCGTTGGCCGCTGACGTCCCGACATCGACCTCGACTAGGGGGATCGGCTTGCGCGCAAGCGCCTCGATCGTGGCGGCGAGCTCCTCGATCATCGCCGCCGTAGTGGTGTCGAGCGGCCCCTCTCGCACGAAGCCCGACGGTGTCTTGCGCCAGATCCCGTCGACCGCCTCGTCGCCCGAAAACTGGATCAGGAACTTGCGATAGAGCGGGATCGGGCCGAGTTCGGGGTCGGCGTCGAACGCGTCGCGCTCGGCGGTCGAGGTGAACATCAACCCCGAAAATTCGCCGCCGATGGCGGCGTTGATCGCGTCGCGGACCGGCCCGCCCGCCACCAGCTGCTGCGCGAGATCGATGAATGTCTGTTGCACCGGCCGGAAGTTGCCGGGCCCGATCTGCTGGTGCCCGATCAAATGCGAGATCAGCGGCCAGGGCGGCAGGTCGGTCGAGAATTTGGCGTTGCTGGAGGTCAGCATCGGTCCGTCCTGGTCATGCGGGGATCGTGAGGGTGACGAATTCGGGGGCGCGGCCCTCGCCGTCTTCGTTGGCGAGGAACAGCGCGACCCAGTAGTCGCCGGGGTCGTCGGGCTCGCTCGCCTCGAAAGGCGAGGAGGTCAGCAGGCCGCTATGCAGGCGGTCCATGTCGGCGAAGTCGGGCTCGGTCTCGCCGGGCGTGCCGCTCTTCGCGAGGATCCGGAGCCGCGCGACCGCCGCCTCGTCGTCGGTGCTCCACTTGATCCGAATGCGTCCGCCGACCCAGTCCGCCGTGAAGGTCAGGGTCTCCGGGACGTCGCTCACCGCCTTGACGACGTGCTCGACCGGCCCGGCCGCCGCGAGGCTCTCGATCCCGAACATCGAGATCGCGATCGCGGTCACGCTGATGGTCTCGCCGACGTCGAAGTCGTCGCCGTCGAACTCCGCCCGGCCGACGCCCGCGCCCGTCGTGTCGTCATGCTCGCCGATCGTCACCTTGATCGTGTGCGTCGGCGCGAGCCCGCCCGAGCCCGGCCGCACCATGACGACGACCGGCGGGACCTCGACCTCGCCGAAGTCCTCCTCGTCCTCGAAGCCCGGGCGCATGGCGTCGCGGCCCGACATCACGCGGACGATCACCGGCGTCGCCGGCCGCTCGTCAGCCCAGTCGCGCGGCTCCGGCTCGATCGGAAACCAGGCGGGCACCGAGGCCTCGGCCTCGGCGTCGAGCTGCGGCGCGTGATGGACGAGCGTGAGACGGGCCCGGCCGTCCTTCATCGGCTCGACGCCCTTGACGACGACGTCCTCGGCCTGCGCGCCCGCGAGGCCGACCAGGGCGATGTCGTCCTTGCCGGGCTGCGATCCTTCGCCCGTCAACGTGATCAGTTTGCTTGAGCCCGCCCGCCAGGCGAGCGTCCGCTCGAAGACGACGCCGCTACTCGACTGGAACAGCGCGGCGTAGGACTCGCCGGCCGCCATGTCGACGAGCTCGTCCAGCACCACCAGGTCGCCGTCGACGGCGAGCACGCGGGCGCTGACCTGCTTCTGGTCGACGGTGACGAACTGCGCGCCGAGCCGGGCGCCGGGCGGGGCGTAGAAATTGGCTGCGCCCTGCTCGGCGAACATGGTCTCGAAGCGATACTCGAACTCGAGGTGTCGCCGGCGCGCCTCTATCCAGATCTGGTCGGGGTTGGTGCGGCCGGGCAGGTCGAGCGGCAGGAAGGTCTTGGGCTTGCCGACGAGGCCCGGCTTCGGGACGAGCCGTTCGGTCTTCTTGAAGTCGTCGGTCTCGTCGAGGAACGCCACGCGGAACGCGTCGGGGGCGTCCGGATAGAGCGGCTCACCCGCGAAATTCGAGGCGTTGCGGGTCGCCACGATGCCGCGCCGGATCGGCTGCGGCCGGTCGATGAATAGCGACCGCAGCCCTTCGGGCCGCGTCGGGAAGGCGCGGCCCGCGCCCGCCGCCTGGCGCATCGCCTCGTCGACCGAGACGTCCTGGTCGCAGGACATGTTGAAACAGAGGTTCTTGTCGACGCAGTGCTGGCCGAACTCGCCATAGGCGTCGAAATCCATCTCCTCGTCCGGCGTCGGCTCGGGATTGGCCGGCCCTTGCGCCATGCGGCGGAGCGCGGCCGCGGCGCTCTTTGTCTTGCGCGTGATCCAGGTCCCGGTCGCGGGATCCCAGTCCGGCCGGATCGCGTGCGCGACGCAGCTGATCTTGTTCAGCATGCCTTGCGCCATCGCGCTCGAGCGGATCCTGAGCACCGCGAGGTCGATCGGCTTGTTGAAGTTGAAGGGACGGACGGGCCGGTAGCCGCGCAGGATGCCCCAGGTCAGCTCGTCGATGTCGCGGTTGGACTGCTCCTCGTTGGAGACGCGCCGCGTCCGGACCTGCCAGTTGCCGGGCCCGTCGGTCAGCCAGGCGTCGCCGAAGCGATACTCGACGTCGTCGTCGAAGCCGCCCACCACGTCGGGCCGCGCGATCCATTCGGTGTCCGTCTTGTGCTTGTACTGGACCGCAGCGGTGACGGTGCGCCAGCCCGGATTGCCCTTCTTCGAGAAGGCGACCAGACCGCGCTTGCAGACGAACTCGACCGAGATGTAGTCGCAATTGGTCGCGAGATCGCGGACCGCCCAGCCCTCCTCAAATTTGAGGAGGGTGTCGACATATTCGGAGAACACCGGGTTGACGTAGGCCGAGAACGGCCAGGGGTCGTCGGGCCCGACGGTTTCGACCTGCAGCTCGGCGTCCGGGAACTCCTCGAGCGGCGTCTCGCCGATCCGCCAGTCGCTGTATTCGGCCTCCGGATAGCCCAGCACCATCGGGATATTGGTCCACTGGTGCTCGTTAAGGCCCTCGCTGAAGGGCTGGGCGAACAGCGGCGGGTAGATCCGGATGCGCCCGTGATTGTCGGGGATCTTGGCGTAAGGCTTGAGGTCGTTCTGCGATCCGGTGATCGAGTAGCGCGGGTCGTCGCGCTTGCCACCCTTGGGCGTCTCGGCCGGGATCAGAGCGTTCAGCAGGAACTGGCCCGCGGCGCCGATCGCCATCGCCCCGAGATTGCCGAGGAGCCCGCCGCCGAAGATCAGCGGCCCCGCCCAGGCCGCGAAGGCGAGGATCGCGATCGAGAGCAGCGACTTGATGACCGGCCCCTTTTCGAGCCGGAAATGCACCCGGAGCGTCGATCCCGCCGGCGGCCTGTATTCGGCCCAGACGCCGATCGCGAGCTCGCGCTCCTCGCGCTCGAGCACCACGACGACCACCAGGCGGGCGCGCTGCGCCTCCGTCGCCTCCGGCAGCTGCTCGTCCAGCAGCTCGGCGACCGTCGCGCCGTAGGGACGCTCGATCACCTGGGCGAGCGACGGATCGAAGCGACGGGCGACGATCAGCCCGACGCCGGTCCCGGCCGCGGCCGCCGGCGGCGGCGCGAAGGCGAGCGCCGGGGTCACAGCAGCGACTCGTGTCGGAAGACGCCAGAGACCGCGCCCCAGCCGATGTCGATCCGGTCGACCCGGGCGTAGCCGACGCGCTTCGACAGATGCAGCATCAGCCGCGGCGTCGCGACGATCCCGCAATGGTCGTCGAAGCCCGCCGCGTCGAACGTCACGACGTCGTAGGGGCGGCGTTCGACGGGGTTTTGAACGGCCTTCGAAACCGGCCGGAAGGGAGTGCGCGCAGCGCCGTCGCGCAGCCGTTCATGGCGGTCGCGCGCCGGCCCGTAGTCCGGCACGAAGATCCCGTGGTCTTCCAGGAGGACGAGCCGCACGAGGCCGAAGCAGTGCGTGCCGGCCCAGCCGCGATCGTCCTCGAGCCAGCCGATCTCGGCCGAGACGAAGCGATTGGTGAAGGCCTCGGCGATCGCGGCCGCCGGCGCCGCCGGCGCGATCATGGGAACAGCCCCGGGGCGACCGATGGCCCAAGGAACCCGACCGGATAGGGCTCCTGGTCGTAAGGGGTCAGCTGCAGCCCGAGCTGCGCCGCGATCCCGTCCCAGGGCGCGCGGCGGAGATAGAAGCCGCGGAAGCGGAAGTCGACGATGTCGGGATCGCTAGCGAGCGCCGATTCGACCAGGCACTTGACCCGGCCCTCACGATAGACCCTGAGGATGCCGAGGATCGACGTCCGGTCGACCATGTCGATCGCGATCCGGATCTCGGGAGTCGCGCCCTCCTCATAGCCCGGCCAGACGACCGCGAACGGCAGATAGTCGAACTCCTGGCGGGCGTTCGGAAGCTCGCCGCCCACCCGGCCGGCCTCGCGCGATCGCGTCCAGTAGGTGGTGACCGGCCCGTCGACCGACTTGATCTCGGTCTTGTGGTTGCAGAGCCGGATCGGGTCCCCAAGGCTCGCATGGGTGAAGGTCAGGAAGTCGACCGTGGCCTCGGCCGAGCTCTCGGCCGTCATCATCTCGTGGGCGCGCTCGGAGGGCGTCGTCACGCGATCCTCCCGATCGCGATCGACGCGACCCAGTCGAGCCCCCGCAGGTCGAAGGAGGGCGGCGCCTGGCGCTTGACGAACTGGACCAGCCACCACTCGCGGAACGCGATGCCGAGACCCGTCTCGTCCGTCAGCGCCTTGCCGTCGGTCGGATCGGCCCAGTAGCGCTCGTGGGGCTGGGCCGGAAACCAGAAGTCCAGATTGCCGCCGCCGACGTCGTACTCCCAGAAGCGGAGGAACTCTTCCCTTTGGTGGTCGTCGAAGAACATCTGGAAGGTGTGGACGTCGACGCGCCGGGTCGAGCGCCGCCGCGAGTTGTCGCCGCCCGACTCCGTCGAGCCGACGAGCCGAGTGTCGCCGATCGCGACCTTGTAGCCGGGTCGCGCGGCGTATTGCGGGAGCGAGGGCCGCCAGATCGCCGCCATCACGCGCCCCGCCCGTAGGGAGCGTCGGTCAGCCCGTAGCGGCGGGCCAGCGCCTTGTTGGTCTGCGAGCCGGCACGGTCGATCTCCGCGGCCTGCGCCTCGCCGAGCAGCGCGGTGACGTGACGGCCGTTCTCGTCCTCGCGATCCTCGACCACCTGGCCGGTCACCGGCCGGCCCTGGTTGAGCACCGTGAAGCTGAAGTTCCCGGACCGCGCTCCGGCCGCCGGCGCGGCCGCCGCCGCGATCGCCGGCGCGGCGGCCACGGCCGGCGCCGTCGGCACGGGCGCGGCGGTCGCCCCAGCGCCCCCCGTCGCCCCGCCCGTGCCGAACAGCCAGGAGAAGATCCCGCCGCCCGCGCCGCCGCCTGCTGGGGCGCCGCCGCCCCCTTGGAGCGCCTTCAAGAGGCCCTGGCCGAACCCGTCGAGCCCCTGCGTCGCGGCCTGGGTCTGCTGGGTGAGCTGCGGCAGCGCGCCCTGGGCGGCCTGATTGGTCGACTGGGTGAGCCGGTCGATGCTCGCCTGCGCCGGGGCCACGTTGACTTCAGGAGGCGCAGCCGGCGCGAGCGTTCCTCCCTGTCGGCGTCCGCCGACGGGCTCAATGTGCCACGGCTCGTAGGGGTGCCGCCGGGGATCGTTCATCGGAAAGCGCAAGCCGTACTGGCCCGCGTTCTCATGCACCCAGGAGCGCGCTTCCGGCGATGTGAACCGCAGATCGGCCGCCTCGCCATACTGATGCATGGAGCCGCCCGGCCGGCCCACCATGCCGCTCGGCCGGCCGCCGTTGCGGGCGATGTCGAGGGCGTAGAGCCGCGCCTGGTGGCTTGTGGAGCGGTACCCCGAATAGACGGACAGATCATCCGCGATGTCGGGCGGGGCCGCCGCGAACATCGCGCCGAGACGGTCTTTGAACACCGGGTTGAGCGAAGAGACGTTCGCCGTCCCGCTGGTTCGGATGGCCGACCACGGCCCCGCCGCCGCCTCGTTCGCGCGGGCGGCCGCGGCGGCCGGCGCGGTGAGGCCGGTGTGTTTCGGCAGGTAGATCCCGTCCGCCGTCGTGCCCGGGATCTGCGGGACGCCGGCCCTCATCGCGAGGGCCGGAAGGCCGCCGCCCGCTCCTGTCAGGCTCGGCACGCCGGCGGCCCCGGTCACAATCACGGTGCCGGCCGTCACCGTCATGGTGGCGGCCGACTTAACCGCGTCCGCGACCTTGGCCTCGGCGGAGCTCTGCCCGCCGCCGAACAGCCGCTGCAGCGCGCCGCCGGCGTCGCTGAGCGTCGGGTTGTTCTGCCCGAGCAACATGTTCTTGGCGGGGTTGGCGACCGCGAGCTTGAAGAACTCCGCCTCGAGATCCTTCGCCATGTCGGTGGCGGCCGAGCCGAGCGTCTTGAAGCTCAGGCCCTGTTCCCGGATCTTGTCCGTCACCCGGTCGATCGAGCGCTCGCCGAAGGCCTCGACCTCGGCATAGGCGGCCTTCTTGCGCTCGAGCTCGGTGCTGACCTCGGCGATCGCACGGGCGTTCGCGCGGATGGCCTCGGCCTCGGCCGAGCTCGACGCGACCCCGGCGTCGCGGATCCTCTGCTCGGCATCGAGCAGCGCGATCGCGCGCGTCCGCTCCGCGTTGGACGAGCCGATCAGCGCCTCCTCGAGGCGGAGCCGCTCCATCTCCTCGCGCTGGCCCGAGGACATGCGATAGACCGCCTGCCGGCGCTCGGTCTCGATGTTGAGCTCTGCGAGCGCCGCCGCATTGTCGCGGATCTGCTTCGCCTCGGCCGAGCCGGTCGCGAGGCCTGCCTGGCGGATCTGCTGGTCGGCCCGGAGCAGGGCGATGCGGCGCTCGAGCTCGCCATTCGTGTCGCCGATGAGCGCCTGTTCGGTCCTGGCGCGCGCGAGCTCGTCGCCCTGGCCGGAGAGGATGCGAAGGCCGGCGGATCTCGCCTGCTCCGCGCGGTTCGCCTCAAACGCCGCGCGCTCCTCCCGGATTGACCGCGCGAGATCCTCGCGCGCCGATCCTTCCGCGTTGGCGAGCGCGATGATCCGAGGCCGGAGGGAGAGCTCGAGCCGGAGCCGGGCCTCCAACTCGTCGAGAGACGCGCTGCCGGCCGCGACCGCCGCATTGACCCGCGCCCGCTCCTGGGCCTCGTCCCGCATGTCGGCGGTCGCGGTTCGGGCCGTCGCGAGGCTTGCGTTCAGCGACTGGGTCCGCGCCGCCTCGATCCGCGCGGCGCGCTCCGCCGGCCCGATCTCCTCCTGCGCGAGCGCGATCCGCTCGCGCCGAGCCGCCAGATCGGCCTTGGTGACGGGATCCCGCGCCTGGCTGATCTGCGCGTCGAGCTGCTCGATCTGGATCTGCCGCTCATAGGCCGGGCGAAGCCCTTCGAGCGCCGCCCGCTTCGCCTCGATCGAGCGGGCGATCCGGTCGTTCTCCTCGGCCGTGACGCCGGGCTTGCCCTGGCCGGCCTCGAGGTTGCCGATCTCGGTCTGGAGCTCGCGGCGACGACGGTCGAGTTCGTTGACCGGCGACCGGTCGGCCAGGCCGATCGCGAACGTGCCCTTGGCCTCGTCAAGCTTCCTCTGGCGCTCGGCAGCGGCCGCCTGCTTTTCAGCTGCGACCTGAGCCTCGAGCTCCTTGATCCGCCGGTCGCGATCGCCGAAGAGATCGAGGTCGAGCGTCGGGTCGAAGCCCCCCGGGCCGTCGCGCTCCTGCTTGAGCCGGGCGAGCTCCTGTTCCGGCGTCTCCCCCGAGACGCGGCGCTCGATCGCTTCGCCTATGGCCTGGGCGGCGTTCGACGCGGCGTTGGCGACAGCATCCCACGCCCGCCCGAGCGCCGTGGTCGCCTTCTCGGCATCGACCAGCCGCCCGTTGAGGGCTTCGATCAGGGCGAGCCTGGCCTTGTCCGCCTCGCCTTGGCGAGCAAGCTGCTGGACGTATCGGGATTGGGCGCCCGAGATCAGCCCATATTTCTGGTAGAGCGTCTCCGCGCCCTTCGCCGGGTCGGCGAACATCGCGGCGAGCTGCTCGCCGGCGCCCGCGAGATCGGTCCCGATCGTTGCCGCGAAATCCTTCGACATCGTGATGAGCGGCTGGAAGGCGTCCGCACCGATCTTGCCGGTGCGGAGCAGCACCGCCTCGATCGAGCGGGCCTCCCGCTCCGATATCCCGCCGGCGGCCGCGCCGCGTTCGGCGATCAGGCCGAGTTCGCTGGCCGTCGCCCCCGAGCCGCGGCCGAGGCCGGAGGCCGCGGTCTCCACCTCCTTGACCGAATTGAGGTAGCTGTTCCAAGCGAGAGCGCCGGCCACCACGGCCCCGGTGACGCCCAGGACCGCAACCCGGGTCGCCGTGACAGCCGCGCGCACCCCCTCGATCGTCTCCTTCACGCCGCCATAGGCCTGGACGACCTGCGGTCCCTGCTGGGCCGCGATCATCAGCGGGTTCATGCCGCCGATGAGCGACGTAGCGACGTCCAGACCTTGCGCCGTCAGGTTCGCCCGCTGCCAGGCCGGCATGCCGCCGCGGGCGACGGTGCGCTGGTCACGCACCTGCGCCGCGAAGGCGTTCTTGGTCCGCGTGATCGCGGCCGTCGCCTCGTCGGCCGAGAGCGCGCCGAGCCTCTGGGCTTCGCGGATCTCGCGCAGCTGGCCGAGATACTGTTGCTGAGCCGCGAAGACGGGGTTGTACTTGGCCCGCACCGCGTCGAGCTCGCGGCCGAAGGCGGCGACGTCCTCGCCGCGCTGCGCGCCCCCGAAGTCGGTCCGGACGCCGAGCCGCTCATTGATCCGGCCGGCGCTGTTGACCGAGGCGTTGGTCATGCGCGCGGCCGCGCCGGCCGCCTGCTCGAGCTCGGCCTCGAGCCGGGCGAGCTCGGCCGCCGAGACCTTCGCCTTGGCGACGATCTGGTCGAGGTCGCGGCCGGTCTCGGTCGCGGCCGCCTTGAAGCCGCGCTGGTCGCCCGTGATCTCGATCGCGAGCTTGAGCGTCACGGGGCCGCCTCGTTCAGCGGCCCGAGCGCCTCGGTCTCCATGACGCGGATGTCGGCGAAGGCCTCAGACCCGAGGCCGTGCGCGCGCAGCACCTCGCCGACGCCCGAATAGTCGAGCCCAAGCCAGACCAGGCCGCCCTTGCCGAGCAGCGCCCGCCACTGCGTCGCGCAGTCCAGGAAGGCCGTCAGGCTCGCCCAGTTCTCGGAAAACACGCGCACTTGTCCGTCGTCCTCGGCTCTCTTGGACGTCCTCACGGTCACGCCGAGCTTCTTGAACTCGGCGAGGGTTTCGTCGTCGATCGCGGCGGGGCGGGAGGCGTCGGCCTTACCGACATGGCCGTAGGCCCAGGCCCGCGCCGCCGCCTTCAGTTTCCCAGGCGGGCCGCCTCGCCGTTCATCGCCGCCGTATAGGCCTCGTTGACCGCGATCCGGACCGGGGCGCGCCGCCACGCCTCCGCGAAGCTTTCAGGCGTGAAGGCGACAGACTTCCCGCTCACGTCCTGGACGTCGCGCCAGCCCTTGCAGACGCGCCTCATCAGCTCGTCATTGGCGTCCTCGCCGCTCCGGCCGGCGGCGCGAGCGTCGTCGAAGATCTTCTTCGTCTCGTCGCGCGAGAGCAGCTCGAACTGCATCTGGAAGGTCTGCTCGTCGAACTGGCCGGGCTTCTCATTGCTCGGCCAGCGGACCGTGACGGGCCACCAGAACAGCGAGGTTTGGTCGATGACGAACATGCGGGCCGCCTCCTCAGCGGAAGGTCAGCGTCAGCTCGTCATCGCCCTCGTCGGGCGTGAACATGAGCGGAAGGCTGTTGTTGGTGATGCCTTGCGTCTGGCCGACGGTCGGCCGGCCGATCTGCACGGCGGGCGCGGAGATCTCGCAGATGTTCCCGGCCACCGTGCCGTGCTGGACCGCGATCGCGCCCTTGGCATGGGACTTCGAGATGCCGATCCAGTTCTTGCTCGCGACCGAGACCGCCTCGACGACCGCGGTTCCGGTCGCGCTGCGGTTGACGATCTCCATCGTGTCCCTGCCGATCAGGAGGCGCGGCTCGACCTGGTTGCCGAGATTGAACGCGAAGCTCTCGGCGACGCAGGGCGTGCCGTGGATCGAGAACACCGGCGAGTTGTCCTTGGAGACCGGCAGAGGATCCTGGAAGCCCGCGTGGTCGACCTCGGGCAGGGCGACGTCGGCGATCGCGCCCATCAGCCCCCAGAATTCGAACTGGAGACGCGGGATGCGCTTCGGCGTGTAGGTGGCGAGCTGGACGTTGCCCCGAGCGCCCAGCAGGATGTGGTTCACCCCGTCCATGTTCCAGTAGATCGACGCGGACTCGTAGCCGGAGGAGACCGGCAGGTAGTCGACCTTCACGCCCGCCGAGATGACCTCGGCGAGGCCGCAGGCGCGCAGCGCCGGGCCGAACGCGGGCGCGTCGCCGGCCGCGCCGGATCCCGCGAGCTCGATCGAGCCCGAGACCTTGGCGAAGTTGCCGACCAACAGCACGCCCTGATGGCCGAGCCACGGGAGATAGAGCTCGCGCGCCTCCTCCTCGCCCTGGAACGGCTCGATCGAGACGTTGGTCATGAGCAAGGCGTTGGCGGCGATCGGCGCCGAGTCGACGCCGTAGGTGGTCTCGCCTTTGAGCAGCGTCGCGAGCTTGCGGAAATAGCGCGGCATCGGTCAGGTCCCCTTGCCCTTCGCCGCGGGCTCTTCGGCTGGCGGCTGCTCGAGCTTGTCGGGCGGCGAGTAAGTCGCCGCGCTCTTCGACTTCTCGCCCGGCCCGGGCGCAGGCTTGGTGGCCTCGTCCTTCGGATCGCGAGCGACCTTCCCGTTCTTGTCGGCCAGGTAGCGGCCGCCCGTGCGCACCGGCATCGGGACTCTCCTCGTTTCAGGCTCTGACGGTGAAGGCGGTCGCGAAGGTCATCTCGACCGTCACGTAGCCGCCGGCGGCGCGCACCAGGCGCGCGCCCAGATAGGTGACGACGTCGTCGGCCCCGGGCGGCGTCCAGCCGATCAGGCTCTCCCGAACCTCGGCCTTCAGCGCCTCCATGTCGTCGGCGCCGGTCGCGCCGCGCGCGTCCGAGACGTCGCTCGTGGTGACCACCACCTTGAGGTCGCCCTCGACGCGCTGGCTCACGCCGTTGACGCGTTCGTTCTCCTCGGCCGCCTCCTCGTCGAGGAACACGCAGGCCGCCGGCGTCGCGGTCGGGACCTCGGTCGCGAGCGCGGAGAGCCGCTCGACGCCCTCGACCAGCGCGAAGGTCTGCGGGATCGCCTCGAGGCGCGCGATGACCGCCCCGACGATCACGGCTGCGCTCCGATCGCCCGCGCCTTGTGGTCGGCGACGATGGCGAGGATCTCGGCCTCGTCGGTCGGATCGACGCCGAGATACGGCCGCGCCGGGATCGTGATGGTCCGCGCCCCGACCTCGAACGTCACCTCGCGGCGCGACTTCACGCGGGTCGACGCCTTGGCGAAACGATGCCGCGATCCGTAGCGGATGATGGCGCCGTCCTTGTCGACCTTGCGGCCCGCGCCGTCCTTGACCAAGCGCATCACGGCGGTCTGCTCGCGCGCTTCCTGCTTCACCTCGCCGCCGAACTGGTGGATGGCGGCGTAGGCGAGATTGGTGCCGACCCGGACGCCGCCCCCGAACGCCTGGCTGACGATCGACGAATAGAGCCGGTTGCGGTCGCGCAGCAGGCGCGGCGGCCTCCGCTTCGGCGGCATGCGCTGCAGCGTCGACTTGGCGAACGGCGCCCACTTCTGGCCGCCCGGGCCGGTCTCGGCCTCGAAGCGCCGCTGGGTCGCCGTCACCATGTAGGCGCCGATGTCCTCATACATCGCGCGCTCCTGCGCGCCGGAGCCGACCGCGTCGTTGATCGCCGCGCGGATCGCCCTGTCGTCGATCGTGACGCGCGCGCCCTCGGCCGCCATCAGACGTAGCCCTTCATCGAGCCCTGGGTGAGCGTGCGGTCGCCCGAGCTCGAGCGCACGGCGCCGCCGCCGGCAGGCTCCGGCGGAGGGACGTTCGACCCGAGGTCGAGCGCCACCGCTCCGGTCGAGACGAGCTCGAGCCAGTCGAGCGCGCCCTTGTAGTTCCGGTGGACGAAGCCCTTCTCCTCGCTCGACTCGTCGCGGATCGTGTAGCGGGCGATGTCGCAGATCTTGTCGACGAGCACGCGCGGCGTCGCCGGCAGCGGCAGCTCGTAGACCTTGCGCAGATAGCCGTCGGCGAGGGACGACGCGCCATCCAGGGCCTGCTCGACCAGCGCCTCGTCGATCGTCGACGGCGGCTTGTTCGTGCGGTCGGTGCGCTGAACGAGTTCCTTCGCGCCGAACCGGTCGATCAGATCCTGGAGTGTCGCGTAAGCCACGAGGTCAGACGTCCTCGACGATGATCGCCGGATCCGCCTGCAGCGCTGCGATGTCCGCGTCGGTGAGATCGCCCGCCGACACGAAGGCCGCCGCCGTCGACCAGGCGCGCCCGGCGCGGCGATGCCCCTCGCGGGTCGCGCGGATTCGGAGCCATGGTCCCTTATCGGGGTCGAGCGCGAACTGGGCGTCGAGCTCGGTGACGGGCGGCAGAGCGCGCCCTTCGGAAAGCGCGCGCAGCCCGCCCCACAGGCGACCGGCGGTCCGGACCGTCGTGTCGAGCCAGCGACGGTGGTCGTCGCCCTCGAGCGTGCCCTGGCCCCGCACCGGGTCGATTGGCGCCTGAGCGAGCTCTGCGCGGAACAGCTCGAGGTCGGCCGCTGGCAGCAACGCCAGGCGCGCGTTGAGCGACAGGATCTCGGCGTTCGAAAGCCCTTCGAAACGGGCTTCAAGCGGACGTGGATCGTCGAGGAAGCCGGAGCCCGGCAACGGATTGACGGGCGCCTCGGCGATCGCGGTCGCGGCTTCGGCCGCCGGCGTCGGCAGCGGCCGCCGACCGGCGAGCGCCTCGCCGATGCTGCGGTCGATCGCGCCCTCCAGGGTGTCGCCACCATGACCCGAGACGGTATTGGCCGCGCCGCCCAGCAGCGTGTCGCGGAGGCCGCCCGCGATCGTGTCGGAAGCGACCCCGCCAGGAAGCGAGGCCGCCTCGCCGGCGAGCGTATCGCCGCCGGTTGCGGAGGCTACAGTCGCCCCCGCCTTGGGCGCGGCCGCGGCAGTCTTGGCGGCCTTGCCCGTCGGCGCTTTCGCGCCCCCTGAGGTCTTCGTATCCATCGTTTTCCCTTCCGTCGGCTCAGGCGAGCCAAGGCACCACGACGAGCTCGGCGGTCCCCGCCCAGGGGTTGCTCTCGCCGCCATTGACCAGCTGCGACTGCAGGAGCCGGCGGCCGGCGCCCTCGAGGGACGGCGGGACGATCAACTTGTTGGGCTTGAGGCCGAGCGGGCGGCCGAAGTCGCCCTTCATCCCGGTCATGGCGACGCGCGCGGCCTCGTAGGAGGTCGCGTCGAGCGTCTGCTTCGAGCCGAAGACGAGCTGCCAGAAGCCGTAGCCCACGTTGCAGCGCGCATCGACGCCGTACTGGAATTCCTTCCGGTTGAAGACGTTCTCGTCTTCCTCCCGGTCGCGCCGCACCAGGGTGAAGGGCTTCCGGGTCTGGTAGATGATCGGCTTGATGGTCCGCGAGGCGTCAAGCAGGTACCAGGCCGTGCCGGCTCCCCCGCCGGTGTTCGACACCGAGACGATGTCGCCGGCCTCGTTGCGCACCGGATGGTCGGTGTCGAAGAAGTACTGCTTGTCGTAGCAGAGGGTGGAGAAGCCGGCCTTTAGCAGCGCCCAGACCAGCTGATCGGGGAACACCGCCGCGGAGCGCCCGAACTCCTGCATCAGCGGGTTGTAGATCCCGATGTTGTCGTCCTCGATGTCCTCGCGGTTGACCGCGATCGTGCCCTCGAAGGGCCGGTTGCGGATGAGGTACTCGAAAAGCTCGAGGTTCTGGATGACGCGGTCGCCGATCCACTCGCGGATGTTCGGGAACTGCCCGATCCAGCCATACTCGTTCGCCCTGGTGGTCGACGGGACCGTCATCGCCACTTCGGCGTACTGAGGCGCGACGCCGGCGAAGCCGCCCTGGAAGGCGGTGTTGAAGCCCGTGTAGAGCGAGCGGAGATTGGTGCCGTTGACGAGCATCGGGGGCGCCTCAGTGCTTGATCCAGACGCCCTTGTCGTCGACGTCGAAGATGACGCCGGCGGCCGAGCGGGTGTTGGTGCCGTTGGTCTTGGCGACCGTGTGGTCGTCAACCGCGTAGGCGGTCGCGCCGATGTCGGCGCGGGTGATGGCGTCGCCGGAGGCGGAGTTGTCCCAGCGGAAGATGCCGGTCGCGATCCGGCAATTGACCGCGCCGTCGGCGCCCGCCGAATTGTCGACGGTCTCCTCGGCGCGACCGAGGATCTTCAGGGTGGTGGCGGTCGACGCCGGGACGGCGAAGCCGTCGGCGCCGACCGCCGCCATGGCGCCCTGGAAAATCTTGGTGGATCCCTTGACGCCGGGCTCGCGGATGTCGCCCGAGCGGGTGACGGTGTGGCGGGGTGCGGTGAGCGCGGCCATCAGACCCTCTTCTCTTCCTCGAGCTTGCGGGCGGCCGCGAAGGCCTTCGGATCGACGCCCATCAGGGCGATGACCTGGTCGTCGACCTCACTGAGGGCGGGCTCGCCCTCCTTTGGCGTCGGCCGCGGGCGGGCGCCCTGCAGCGAGACCATCGCGCCGATCTCGGTCTCGACGCGCTTGGCCTCGTCGGGCGAGGCCATGTGGCGGGCGATGTAGTGGTCGCGCAGCGGCACGATCGGCTTGCCGGCCTTGATCGCCGCGTCGACGAACGCCGTGGCGCGCTCCTTCGTGATGCTTTCGCCGAGCTCCCTGAGCTGCGACTGGAGCGCCGTCACGGTGGCGGCCGGAACATGCTTCGCGGGATCGCGCAGCTCCTGGACCGCCTGCAGCGCGACGGCCGGCGCCGCGTCCGCCGCGAGACCGAGCGCCGCGTTGATCGGCTTCAGCGCCTCGGTCACGGCCTTGGCGCCGGCGGCCTGGACGCCCTGCAGGGCGACCTCCGTCGCCGCGCCGGCGTCGACGCCGAGCGCCGCGGCGATCGCCGCATGAGTGGAGACGCGGGCGGCCTGGCCCTTGACGGCCGCCAGCACGGCGGCCTCATCGGCGCTCTCTGCCAGGCCGAGCGCCTGGCGGAGCTGCGGGAGCAGATCCATCGAATGTCCTTGCTGGCTGTGGAGGGCGACGAGACCGCGGAGGTTCGCCATGTTGACGAGCGAGGCGCGGGCGACGCCGACGACCTCCCCGTCCTTGCGGTGGACGAGCGCCGGCGAGATCTCGCGATAGGCCTTGCTCGTGACGAGGCGGGCGCCGGCCGCGGTCCACTCGACCTTGCCCCAGAGCCCGTCGTCCCGGGCCTGCAGGCCGACGATCCAGCCGCGCGCCGGCGACGGGCCGCCTTTCGGCGCCGCGTAGTCGATCGCGTGGTTTTCGCAGATCGGCAGCCGCGAGCCGGAGACGAAGCTCGCCGCGACCTTGGCGGCGTCCGGCATGCGATAGGGGCCGCGGCCGTCGACGGTGGCGACGTCACCGGCCGGGACGAGGTGGATGAACTCGGGCGCCTTCGGATGCGCCGCGTCGCCGGCCGCGGGAAGCGGCAGGGCGGCGCAGAGCGCGATCTCCGTGGCGGCGGCGTTCGACATGGCGCCGAAACTGCCCGAACCGCCGCCGCGCCGTAATTCGCAAGCCTGTTGTGAGGGAGCGGGGCGAACCGCGTCGGTCGCGGCGAAGCCGCGAAGGCGGGGATCGTCTCCCCGAGGCTTCGCCGTTAAACCGGTTTTGAAACGGCTAGAACGGCCGAAGCGCCCCCCTCAGGCTACATCGCCCCGTCGCATGGCGGCAATGGGCCCTCTACGGGCCTCCTATTGGCTCGAGCGGCGGCGCGGTCTATCTTGGGCTTGGCCGCCGAAGCAGCGAGGAAGTCGCTTTCGCGGAGCGCGCCGCCGTCGAGCACACGACGCGCGGCCTGTTCGACCGGGGATGTTGCGCGCCCCCGGCGGCCGCCTCTCAAAAAAGCTTCAGCGACTCCGTCTCCGGCGTCCCGTAGCCCTGCGGCGGGATCGTCTTCTCGAGGCTGGCGCAATCCGGCCGAGACCCGCAGACGCGGCAGGACAGCCGCTTGCGGACCTCGCCAAGCGGGAAGCCGCGCGGCAGGCGGTTGAGCATCACGGTCTTGATCTTGCGGCATGTCGGACAGCCGACCATCAGCCGGTCCCAGCCCTGGGCGGCGGCTTCGGCGGCGGTGGTCGGGATCATGCGCCAAGATCTAGCGCGGCCGCTTCAGTCCAGCGAGCCGTCGATCAGCTCATAGGCGTTTTGGTCGCGCAGCACGCGCGTCTCGACCATCCCGCCCGACCGGATCGAGTTGCTGACGACCGTCACGCGCCCGACATCCGGCGCGCTTGCCCGCTCGACATAGTCGATCTCGACGACGAGCTTCGCGAGCCGCTCTTCGGCCTCGACGTCGAACACGTAAAGCAGCTTGCCGCTCCGCCGGTCGAGCAGCACCGCCGAGGCGCGCCCCAGCGTCTCCGGCAGGCGGAGCAGCGCGGCGATCGGCGGGGCGGCGCCGCGCGACGCCTTGAAATCGCGCAGCATGTGGCGGACCGCATCTTGCCGGACTGTGATTGCGGCCGAGGCCGGCGCGATTCCGCGCGCCTTCAGCCCCGAGAGGATGGGCGGCGTCATCGCCCCGACGGTCCAGGTCGAGCGGTTCACGCGGTCGCCGTCGACCACCTTGGTCGCCCATGTCTCGAACTCGTCGGCGAGCGGCCGCGCCGGCCAGGCCGGATCCGCGGCCGCCTGAGCCGCGAGCTCGGGCGGCGCTTCGACGAGCTTGTCGGCGAGGACGACGGCCCGGTGGCCTTCCTTGCCGGGGTTGTGCGCCCAGCCCGGGTCGATGCCGATCGGCACGTCGACCACGTCGCCGGTCGCGCGGATCCGGTACTGGCGGACGCCCTCATCGGGCGGCGGCGCGAAGGCGAGCTCGCCGCGCATGCGCTCGACGTCGCGGTCCGAGAGGCTCTGCAGCGTGCAGCGGCAGTTCCAGCCGCAGGGCGGCGCCCAGCGGTCCCAGTACGGATCGTCGACGCGCAGGCAGAGATTGTGCCGGCGGGCGTGCTCCGGCCGGGTTCGGCCGTCCATGACGGCGACGTAGCGAAGCCAGGGCCGGGTCGCCTTGTTGCGCTCGAACGCCGCCCAGGCGCCGGCCGCGTAGGAGACCCTCAGATTGGCGTCGAAGATTGTCCGCAGCCGGCGCATCGAGCCGAGCTGGACGCCGTCCTCGGTGCGGCCCCACCAGCCCTTGAGCTCGAGCTTCGGCTGCAGCTCGGACGCGAAGTCGCGGAAGGTCGCGCCCTCAGCCAGCGCCCGGGTGAGCTCCTGGTGGATGTCCGCCAGGATGTCGAAGCCGGCCGAGCGCGCCACCGTGAAGGCGTGGGCGTGCTCGGCCTGCCATTTCTCGGTCCAGTGCTCTGTCGGATCGAGCCGCCGGCCGCGCGCGGCGAGCGCCGCGAGCGCGTCGATCGGCGCGACGGGCTCGAGCTCGGGGACCATCTCAGGCGAGCGGTTCGCGCGCGGCGCCCGAGATCCCGGCCGCGAAGGCGGCGCGCGCGAGGATCTCGCCGAGCTTCGACGCATCCATCGTCGCGAGCTGCTCGGCGAGGATCCGCGTCGCCTCGTCCATCGACGTCGCGGCCGCGAGGCGCGCCTCGAGCCCCGCGATCATCGGCGCGACGAGCTCAAACCCCTGGTCGGCGATGATCCGGTCCACCATGGCGTCGATCGCATCGGCCGGGCGGCCGAGCTCGGGCGCCTGCAGGGCCGTCCTGGTGGCCGCCGGCGGCTTCGCCTTAGGATCCTTCTCCGAGCTTTTCTCGGGACCTTCCTTTGGGTCCTTCTCCGGATCGCCGTCCGCTTTCGGCGCCACGGGCGGCGTCAGGATCTCGGCGTCCTTGGGCGCGTCCGGCAGGCCAAACTTGTCGCCGACCACGGAACGCTCGACGCGGCCGCCCATCGCCACGAAGGTCGGCAGGAAGTCCTTCAGCAGACTGAGGTCGATCGTCTCCTCGCGGCCGATCTTGAGCTTGGGATACTTCTTCTGCGGCCCGAAGTTCAGACCGATCATCGGGGGGATCAGGTCGCGGTTGAGGCAGGCCGCGAGCGCCTTGGCGTCGGCGCGCTCGATGTCCTCCTGGACATTGCGATGCGTCTTCCCGACCGCATGGCCGCCGGCGATCGCGTCGGTGGTGCCGGTCTGGCCGAGCACCGCCTTCGACATCTGCTGGTCGAGCCAGTCGCAGCGCTTCAGGTAGAGATCCGACCCGGCGCTGACGTTCTTCGACTCGACGAACTCGATCAGCATCGATTCCGGGATAATGGCAGCGCAGTCGCCGGCGATGTTCGCAACGGCCCGGAACAGCGTGTCCTTGTCGTCTTCGCTCGCGCCGGGGCCGTATTTGCCGACGCGCACCGGCTGGCCGAAGGTCTGTGTGAAGATCGCCCAGTCGCGATTGGTGAAGGCCTTGAACATCCAGGACCACACCGCGAGCCGACCGATGCCCGAACGGACCGGCAGCCCCGACTTCGCGCGGATCTTCGCGACAACGTAGCAGCCCGCCTCGAGCGGCTCCTCGCCGGTCTCGGTCCGGAGCAACGGCGTCGTCCCGTCGCGGCGGTCCGGCATGAAGAAGCGCGGGTCGCAATGCTCGAGGCGCTTGGCGTCGAACTGGCCTTCCGACGAGTCCCAGATGATCTCGGTGACCGAGTAGCCCTTGCCGATCGCGTCGAGCATGTCGAACAGCTCGTCCTGCAGTTCGTCGCGCTTCAGCCATTCGCGGACGAAGTCCGCGTGCTTGACGCTCTCCGCGTCGTCGGCCGCCGCGTCGATCGTCACGTCGAGCTGGGAGACCGAGCGCTTCCGCGTGCCGAGCACGCCGACATAATGGAGGTCGCGTTCCTCGACGGCCTCGGCGAGCTCCAGATAGCGGAGCGGGTCGCCCTGATCGGCCGCGCGCAGGATGCCGGCGACCCGCCCCGGCGTCAGGCCGTCGCCCGGATAGCCAGTGAGCACCGAGCGGACGCCGGTCAGCGTCGGGCCGGCCTTCTCGCCCACCAGGCGCTCGCGGCGGAGCGGCCGGCCATAGGCGTCGACGAGCTGGGTGCGTTCCGCCATCAGATGCCTCCCCCGCGGAGCCGCGCGCCGAGCGGCGGGCGGAACATGCGCGCATCCGACCTTCGGTCGTCGGCGTCGAAATCGTCGTCATAGCGACCGGGGGGGCCGGACAGGCGGTTCATGCCGGTGACCGGCCGGTAGCCATATTCCGTGACCGGTCCGCTCGCGGCGTGGATCCCGAGAAACAGCGCCCAGGTGCGGTCGGCGTGGTCGTCGTCGCGCTCGGCCACGAAGCGCGGCGCGCCGGTCGCCGAGGCGACCCGGCGGAGCTTGTGGAGATCCGCGCGGTAGGGCGCGTCGCCCATCGGGATCCGGACCGTCCGATCCTCGAAGGCCTCCTTGCCGCTGGTCGCCATGATCAGCTTGGACGGCCCGGTGAACAGCACGCCCTCCACCCGGGTCCCGTAGCGGCGCTGCGCGTCCTCGACGACCTTCTCGCCCATGCCGGTCTGGTCGACGCAGGCGCGCGCCACCAGGTAGCGGCGCATCACCTCGTCGAATGCCTCGTCCATGTCGGCGAAGCTCTTGCGCTTCTGCTCGATCCGCTCGCGCTCCCAGAGCACGTCGCCGACCTGCTCGAGCACGGTGATGACGTGGAGGTCGTTGCGCCGGCCGATGTCGCGGCCGACGAAGCACGGGCCGCCCTGGTACTGGGCCGGGTCGCCGGCGCGCTCTTCCTCGCAGGACGTGATCAGGTCGTAGCTGAGCCAGGCGCTCGCCTCGTCGAGATACTGCAGCTCGTATTCCTGCGCCCAGGCGTCCTCGTCGGCGATGCCGGCGCGCAGCTCCTCAATGTTCCGGGGCAGGCCGTCGGCGACGGCCTGGTAGATATCGACGACGTGACGCGACCAGGTTTCGTCGTCGGCTGTGTCGATCTCGTAGAACTTCCCGGACTTGCCGTTCGGGGTCGACGTGACGCGGAGCTTCCAGCCCGCCGAGATCACCGGAAAGAGCGCCTTCCAGATCGCGTGGCTGTCCTTGTGAAAGGCGAACTCGTCGAGGAAGACGTTGGCCGAGAAGCCGCGGGCGGTGTCGGGGTTCGCGGGCAGCGCCGTGATGCGGCCGCCATAGGGCAAGTCGACCTCGAGCGCCCGGTAGGAGCCCTCCTGGCCCTGCCAGTCGTACTCCCGGGCGTCGAGCGCGATCTTGTAGGCCTGAGCGTGCCGCTTGACGCCTTCATCCATGGCTTCGCGCGCCTGGCGCTCGCCGCGCGATAGGATGACCCAGCGCGTCCGTCGCTCCTGGACGGCCGCCTCATAGCCGTCGTCGACGACCTCCAGCGTCGTCGTGAAGGTCTTGCCGGTCTGCCGGGCGAACTTTCCGAGTTTGAAGCGCGATTTATCGAGCAGCCAGCGTCGCTGGTAGCCGTAGATTTGAAGCGCTGGGCGAGACGTCGCGGTCACGCCGGCGGCGCCTCGAACACGCCGTAGACGTCTTCGCGGATCTTCCGCAGCATTTCGAGCTTGTCGACCGGCTGCCCGGTCTCTTCGGCGTTTTTGACCAGGGTGTCGATGGCGGCTGCGGCCTTCGCCTTCTCCTCGATCCGGATCTTCTGCCTGCGCTCGGTCGACGCCTTCTGGCCCGTGGTGATCGCCGAGAAGGCGCGGGCGATGTCGAGCACCTCCTTCGTCGAACGGTCCTCGCCGTCCGACACCAGGTCGGCGATCGTCATCTTGATCACCTCGCCGAGTGCGACCGTGTTCTCGTCGACCTTGTCGGCCGTGAACTCGTCCGCGAGGCCGGCGAAGATCTCGCGCGACATCGTGATCTTCCTGCGGAGCGCGGCGAGCCGCATGGATCTGCGGTTGAACGCCGACTTCGAGATCGGCCCGACGCCGAGAGCTGCGAGCCGATCGTTGAGCTCGAAGCGGATGTCCTCCTGGCTGCGCTCGCGCTTGTTCAGCTCCTGGATGGCCCACACGATCTCGCTCTGGGCGTGATCGGGGACGAGGTCCATGGACGACAGGCGGCCGCGCCCCTCCGTCTCATTCATCGCCGTCACCTCAGGGTGGGACGCTTGACGCCGTCGATGACGCTCCGCCGCGAGACGTGATCCATGCCGGCCTGGGTGAGCTCGCAGATCAGGAAGCCGTTGCGATCCGTGACGCGCACCGCGCCGAGCTCGCCGAGCTTGCGGATCTGGGTCCGGACCCATTCGCGCGAACGGTTATGGCCCCAGAGCTCGAGCACGTCCGTGACCGTCGACTCGTTGAGGGTGTTGTTCACCTGCGCGGAGAGCTCGCGCAGGATCACGAGCCGGGCGTCCTCCTCGAGGTGGCGGGCGAATTCGGTCGTCATGCGGATTCCCTGCTAGGCGTCGTCATCGACGGCGCCGCGAGCGGCGGCGGCGACTGGTTGAACAGGAAGCTCTCGATCCGATCGACGCTGCGCAGCACGGCCATGCTGCGCTCGCCATGCTGCTCGACGATCCCGGTCAGGTGGATGAGGCCGCGATCGATGTTGTGGACGTCGTCCTTGGTCGGCAGGTGCTTCACATGGCTTTCGAGCTCGACGACGCGGTCCTCGATCTTGTCGAGACGCCCGTCGAGCTCGGCCACCCGAAGATCCGTGCGCTCCAGCGCCCTTTTCGGGGCGGTGCGGTTCCACACCCCGAACATGACGCCGAGACAGGCGACGCAGAGCGTGATGACCACGATGATCACGAGCGCCGATCGAAGGGTCTGCTCCTCCATCAACTTGCTCCCGGCGCCGGCGTTTCTGGGACTTCGATGGCGCCCGGCGCGACCGACCCATCGCGCACCTGGCGCAGAAGAGCGGTGACGTTCCGCAGTTGGTTCCGCACGAGACCGAGTTCGACGCGCATCTCGGCGCCGTCAGCGGTCAGCACGGCGTTGTCCCTGGAGAGCCGATCCATGCGTTCGAACAGCCGGGCCTCCCGGGCGTCGCTCCGTTCCAACGCCTTGAGCAGCCTTTCCTGAAACGATCCCTGCTGCTCGACCGCCTTGGCCTGCTGCTCGCCGACGCGATCCTCCCGGCCGATCCCCCGCATCTTCATCAGCAGCGCGAAGCCGCCGACGATCGCGACCGCGAGGTTTGCCAGCCAGCCGCCGGCGCCGACGAGCTTTTGAGCGAGATTCCATAGGTCGGCGAACGCCTCCATCGCTCACTCGCGCAGGCGCGAGACGTAGAGGGCCGTGATCAGTGCTCCGAAGCCGATAGTGACGTAGGTCGGGGCCCCGGTGACGAGGTGAGGCGCAAACGTCGTCCCCACCACGAGCCAGAGCCATCCCGAGGCGAACAGGGCGACGACGCGCAACACCTTCAGCCGCCAGGGGCTCGCCATGCCGATGGCGTGCGCCAGGCCGATCATCGATAGGATGGCGACCCAGGCCTCGCGATTGATCGTCCTCATCAGCGCGAACTGCGTCGCGTCGAGCACGGCCGGGTTCGCGATGAACACCGCGACCCAGCCGAAGGCGATCGCCATCAATCCGAGGTCGATTCCGAGCGCGGGCCGGGAGAACAGCCAGCCGACGAAGCGCAGCACGCCTTCGAGACCGCGATCGATGCGATGGGTCATGGATCGCTCCGCTCGATCGGCGCGCGACGCATGGGCGTACATGGCCTCACCGGACCGTCTTGGTGGCCCGGATCCGGCCGATCACGGCAATGACGCCGCCGACGCCAGCGAAGATCGCCGCTCCAGCGCCCACGAGCTCGGACACGTCCGCTTCCGTGACGGTCAAGCCGAGGGCTCCGCCGCCGATGCCCACCAATGCTCCGAGAGCTCCCGCCCAGATCGTGAGCGACGACTTCTTGGACTTCGAACCCTGCAGGGTCATGGCGTTGGCCTCCTCAGCCGAGCTGCGCGATGGCGGTGTCGAAGGCCGTCCAGGTCTTCGGCCCGACGATGGCGTCCGGCGCGAGCTGGCGGCCCTTCTGGAAGGCGATGACGGCCGACCGGGTCATCGGGCCGAAATCGCCGTCGACGACGAGCGCGGGCTTCGCGCCAAGCGCGTTGAGGCCGCTCTGCAGCGACTTCACGGCCTCGCCCTTCGAGCCGAGCTGCAGGGTCGGCCCGGGCGCCGCGGCGGGCTTGGCCGGACCGCCGATGGGGAGCGCAAAGCCGGCGGGCCAGCGATAGCCGAGCAGGCTCGACTTGGCGTAAGCAGCCTCGGTCACCGCGTTGGCCTGGTTGCCGCCGAGCACGCGGATCGTGGTCGCGGTCTCGCCGAGATAGAAGGCGACATGGCCTTCCCAGCTCGAGGAGCCGCGCTTGAAGACGACGATCGCGCCCGGCGCCGGCTTGGTGAGGGCTGCGCCCCAGTCGAGATAGGACCGGGCGTTGAGCTTGCCGGTGCCCGAGATCCCGATCTCGGCGAGCTTCGCGCCCACGAAGGCCGCGCACCAGGCGGTCTCGTCGTCCTTGACCCAGGCGGCGCCCGACTCGGCGAAGAACGCGACGACCCGCGGCTCATGGCGGGAGCCGACGATCTCCTTGAGGCCGAGATCCTTGCGCGCGGCGGCGAGCCAGGGGGCTTCGGTCATCGACAGGCTCCGGCGCGATTCGAAAGGGTTTCGAAAGCGGCTCGATCGCCGCTGGTCGCGACCAGAGATGCCCGAACGGGCGGGCGGCCGTAATTCGCAAGCCTGTTGTGAGGCGCGGATCAGAACAGCCGGAGCTGGCGGGCGCGGAGGGCGGCCCGCAGGCCTTCCGGATCGGCGTCGCCGAGATACTTCCGCACCGTCACGTCGCTGACGTGCAGGGTGCGGGCGATCTCCGAGGTCGACGCCTTGTCCGACTTCATCTGCCGGGCGATCCAGCGCCGATCGGTCGGCACGCGAACCTGCGATCGGCCGGACCGCGCGCTGAGCCGTTCGAACAGCGCGCGGGCGGCGCGCTCGCCGATCAGCTCGACGACCGGCGATCCTGATCTCGGATTTGCCGAAAGAGCAAGATAGCCGCCACCGAAGCGCAGCAGGAACCGCACGGCGAGCTGCCGCCCCATGGCGTCGACGTAAGCCGCGAGATTCTCGGGCACCGGCGGCTCGGGATAGCTCATGGCGCCCCGTCGAACAGCGGCGCGGCGGCCGGCGCGCACCAGCGGCGGATGTCGGCCTTGGTCTCCAGGCGCTTGCGGCAGGGCGGGATGAAGGTGATGGCGGGCCCGGCAGACGCCCGGAACGTCTCGGGGTTCATCCAACCGATCCAGGCGTACGACGTCGCCGAGCTCGCCTTCGGATCGTAGCGCCCCTTCACCATCGGCACGCGCTCGACGAACGGCGCGAACACGTCGGGCGGATAGAACGAGAACAGCTTCCGATAGCGCTCCTCGCTCTCCAGCCAGCTGGTGCGCATCAACAGGAAGAGGCCTTCGAAGCGCCAGCGCGAGAGGACCGCGAGCGCGATGTCCAATGCGATGTTGAAGGGCGGGTTCGTGATGACGAGGTCGGCGCGGTTGTCGTAGATCACGCCCGTCTCGAGCACGTCGGCGAGGCGGTAACCGCGGCCGTAGTCGAAGATGTCCGAAGCCTCGACGTCCCCAAAGCTCTCCTTGAGGGTTTCGGCCATGTGGCCTTCGCCGCAACATGGATCCCAGGCCCGCATCAGCTTGGGCTCGAAGCCGTTCGGCTCGAGCACGTATTCGACGAGCGCGCGCGTCGCCCAGGGCGGCGTCGGGAAAAAGTCGAGCGACGTCGGCGGCTCGCGCCGGCTCGCCATGATCGCCCGGGCGCCGCGCGGGAGGGTCACCGGAAGCACCTCCGGTTCAGCCGCGGCACGCCCGTCCGCTCGTCGACGAGCGCCGTGACGATCCGTCCCTCCTTGAGCACGAAGCGTACGCGCCCGACGGCGACGTCGAAGTTTTCGAAGCCCTGCAACGCCGCCGCGTCGCGGCCATGCGCCGTGGCGACCGCGATCTGGTGGCGGATCAGGTCGACGTCGACGTCCCAGGCGCGCTCGAGGAAGCGCACCACGGCATGGTCGCTGACGAGCTCACGCGCGAAGGCGACGTCGCCGACCTTCATCACCCCCTCACTGCTCATCGAGCTCGAGCTCCCTCTGATAGGATCCTGGCTGCCGGCGCTCCCGCGCGGCCGCGCGCTGCGCTGCCTCGACTTCGGCGGCGAGCTGCTCGCGCATCAGCCGCCGAAGCCGCGCCTCGAGCTCGAAGGTCGGCTGACGCCGCCACCCCGTCCTGCGCGCCCTGATCAGCGACTGGAGCGAGACGATCTCGGCGAGGCGCTCCATGGCTCATGCGCCCCCCGACTTCGCCGCCCGCGCCTGGCGCAGCCGCGCGCCGGCGCGCTTGATCAGCTCGTCGAGGTCCGTCGCCCCGCGCGGAAGGCCGTAGCGGCCGGGGAACTCCACCTGGTTGGGATCGACGCCGAGCGGCGTCAGCGCCCGGCGGATGGCGAGATAGACGGCTCGCTTCGCCCCGAGGCCGGAGGCGTCCTCGTCCCCCCAGGCCACTTCGGCCTTCCGCGAAAGCCAGCTCTTGAGCGCCTCGACGACCTTGCGGGCGTCGGCCGGGTCGCGCAGCCACGCTAAGTTCTGGATCCGCGTCTGGCGCTCGACGAAGGCGACCATCGCGGTGTCGGAGCGGTCATGCACGACGCCGAGATGCCAGCCCGAGATCCACAGCGCGCGGATCTTGCCGGCGTAAGGGCCGTCGAGCTTCAGGGCGCCGCGCGCGCGGCTCTCGCGCGCCTGCGGCAGCTCCTGCAGGCGGTCGATGACCTTGATCGCCCCGCGGATGTCGAGCTCCTTGACCGAACGCTTGCCGGTCTCGCGCTCCATCAGGTCGCGGCGCATGTCCTCGTCGAGCCCGGCCTGGCGCGCGAGCTTGTGGATCATGCGGATCTGGCCGCCGGACGCGGGCTGGGTCATTGGTCCAGCCCCAATTCCCTGGGCGTCAGCGCCCGCCAGCAATGCCCGTCGGCTTCGACCAGGCCGCGCCGCTTCATCCGCTGCATCGCCCGCGAAACAGCCGCTCGCGAGAGACCAAGGCGGGACGCGATGATGTAGGCGGAGCACCAATGTCCGGAGGCGCACAGGATCTCGTGGACCCGCACCTCTTCCGAGGTGCGCTGCTCGGCGAGGGTCGCAGGCTGGATCATCCGCGCCGGCTCCATTCCCAGAGGAAGACGGTCGCGCCGTCGGGGATCTCGACCGGCGGCAGACGCCGGCACCGCACGGTCCCGTAGGTTTTCGAGCCGGGGCGGCGAGCCTTGAAGGCGAGCACCTCGTAGGCCGTGCGGCCGCGCGCGGTCTTGAAGTAGACGCCGGGCGTCGGCGCCGGCCCCTGCCACCAGGTCACGCCGAGGGTGCACTCGCTCATGGGCGGCGCTCCGCGCGCCGTGCGGGATGACGCATCCACCAGCGACGGCGATCGCGGCCGTGCGATGCCCAGAGGACCCGGCCGCAGCCGACAATGAAGGTCTCGCGCTCGAAAACAACGGGCTGCTCACACAGGAGGCGGGTCTTCACGGTGTCGAACCTGTAGAAGTCCAGCACCCCGCCTCGACGCAGCCGATCGGTCGACGCGCAGTAAAACGTGCTCCACAGCATCTTGCGATACTGCGCGTCGTAGAAGATCACGGTGTTGAGCAGGCAGCAGTATGGTCGCGCGAGGGTCGGCGACGGCGCGTTCGTCTCAAGCGGTTCCCATATCGTCAGGATCCAAGGTCGCGGGCGCACCACGAGACAATCGCTGACGTCCGCCGGTTCACCGCTGAAGGGAGCCCATTTTTCGGCGACCAGGCCGCCCGCCTCGCCGCAGGGCGCGAGCTCGTCGCGGAAGTAAGCGTCGCTATGACGGCTGCGCCGAGGAAGGCGCTCGCGGAGGGTGTGAACAGACGCCATCAGCCCGCGGCCTCCCTGAGGCGCCGCTCGGCGATGTCGAAATAGGCCGGCTCGACCTCGATCCCGAGATAGCCGAGCCCGAGCTCGAGGCAGGCGAGGCCGATCGGGGCCGAGCCCATGAACGGATCGAGCACCGGCCCGTCCATGATCGCCATGACGTCGCGCATCAGCGCGATCGGCTTGCCGGCGATGTGGCGCTTCCGCTTGTCCACGCAGTGGGTGAACACGCCGTCGGCGACCTGGCCGGCGAGCTTGCGCGGCCCGTTCGTCCCCCAGACGAGATATTCGGCCTGGTTGCGGTAGCGGCCGAGCTGCGGCCGGCCGGCGCGCGTCTTGTCCCAGACGACCAGGCCCCGCCACACCCAGCCGGCCGCCTGGAAGGCGTCGGTGGTGACCGGGAGCTGCCGCCAGTCGGTGAAGACGGCCCCGAGGCCGCCCGGCCGCACGGCGCGGCGCGCGGCCAGCATCCAGAGCGTCGACCAGGCCAGATAGGAGCGCTGGTCCCGGGTGTCGCCCTGGAACTCGGGGTAGAGGCCGCGATGCTCGGACGTCTGGTATTTCGAGCTGGTCGACTGCGACCGGTCGGAGCGGAAGGCGCCGCCCGATGAATAGGGCGGGTCGGAGAATAGCGCGCCGAACGAGCCGGGCGCGAGCGCCCTCAGGTGCTCGAGCGCGTCGCCCTCGAGGAGCGTGGCGGAGCCGATGATCGCGGAACGCATGACTCGTCCTTCACAGGACGCTCCAGGCGTTCGCAGGCGGGCTCTCGGGGCCTCAGACTGGTGATGACGCCGCAACGGCGGCACTTGATCTCTAGCACGCCGGCGATCGCGCCGGGAGCCGCCCGGAAGAGCAGCGCGCGACACGAGCCGCAGAGAATTTTCTCCACGCTCTGGTAACCAGTGGGCGTCGATCCTCGCCGGCGCTGCGCAGCAGCGGCGGGGCCGACGGTGACTGTTGTTCTGTCGGGCGGGGACCGGTTGGCGCTGAGCCCCGCGGGTCGAATTCGCGTTCATGCGGGGTCGACCTCCCCGCCACTCCCGGAGCGCTGGATTCCAGCAACTCCGATCTCGTCGAGACGACGCCAGACCGCGGCCCGAGCGGCGCCCAGCGCGCTCTCGGCCCGACTGACCTCTTCCTGCAACTCCTTCACCTCGACGCGGGCGCGTTCCTTGGCCTCGCGCAAGAAATCATGGTCGCCGACAGCGCGGACCGCCTCGACCGAATGGAGGTGGTGGAACCGGTCCGCGCCACTGAGGCCGTACTGCTCGACGAGCACGTCGACGCCGTCGGTCCACTCGACCTTCGCCAGGAACCAGTCGCCCGGCAGGGAGACCCCGAATGTGCCGATCAACACCAGGTCGCCGGGCATGAGGGCCACGGCAGGCTTGGCCTTGCGGGAGCGTTTCCGGGAGGCCGTCATCCGACGCGCCTCCAGTCGTCGCCCCACAAGAAGCGCGGCGGCCTCTCGGCGGTCGGCCGAGGCTTGCGACGCTGTGCGGGGAGCGCGGGAGTCGGCTCAAGAGCCGGCTCCGGCTCAAACACAGGCTCGGGCTCGACCAGGTCGGGCGGAAAGTCCTGCGGCAGCTCAGCGTCGACCCTGTGGACCTCGCCGGCTTCGACCGCGCGCTTTGCGGCCGCCGACAGGAAGAAACCGATGCCCCAACACGTCTCGATCCGGACGTTGTAGCCCCTGATCTTCCGCCTGACGTGGCAGATGAGGACGTCGACGATCTTGACCTCAGGCCGGTCGTCGACGTCGCCATAAAGGGCGTGCATGATCGCTTCACGCGAGGCGATCTCGCGCTTCATCAGCACGCCGAACATCGTCGCCTCGCGGCGCGTCAGGTGCACGCCCGGGATCCAGATCCGGTATTCGACGGAGAGAGCGTCGCGGAGGTTGCCGAGCTCCGCCTCCAGCGCGTCGTTGCGCTCCTGGAGCTCCGCGATCCGGGCGAGCAGAGCCGAGCTCACCGCCGCGCCCTCCGCTCGAGCGGTTCGCAGCGCCAGCGCGCGACCGACCACTCCGGATGCGTCTCGGTCCACTCGGCGACGATCGGCGGGGCCGCGGCCATGCAGGCCTGCGGCGCGGCCGCCTCGTAGCTGTAGGCGAGCCGCTCGGGCCGACAGTGGCCGGGCGAGGCGACGAGGCAGACGACGAGCACGAGGTCCATCGGCTCAGCCCTCTCCCGCGACCGCCGGGCGGCCGCCGCGATAGCCGGTGCGCTTGCCCGGCTGGGCGTCGTGGACGAACCACCAGCCGGCCTCGCCGAGGGCGAGCACGATCCGGCCGGCGACGTCATCGGCGAGCGCGCCCTTGAGGCCGGTCGCGCGGGCGACGACCTCGAGGGGCGCGGACGGGACGCCCGGATTCGCCGCCTTCGCCGGCGCCGCGTCGGGCGCGGGATCGAGCCCGGTCGAGGCCGTCACTGGACCGGCCTCGCCCGCAGGTCGCGCTGGTGGACGCGCTCGATCCGGCCCATGCGGGTGCGGACCTCGAGCCGGTCGTCGGAGATCCGCCGCAGCACGACGGCGTCGATCGACATCTCGCCCTCGTCCCAGGCGTGGACGCGGACGCCGACCGGACTGCCGGCCGGGAACGGATCCGGCTCCGGCAGCTCACCGACGGGCGAGAAGTCGAAGCTCTGCTCGGCGAGCCTCGCGTCGATCGAGCTCATCACCGCGGCCGCGGCCTCCGGCGAGGCGCAGACGAAGGAGGCGACGACGACGTCGCCGACGATCGCGGTGTTGATGCGCGAGACCGGTCCCGGCCGCGTGGAGACGTGGATCATCCTCGCCCCCCTCACGCCGAAGCCAGGTCGATCGGGATGGGCTCCCACTTCGCCTTGAAGTTCGGCCGCTCGTAGAAGCGCGTGTACTCCTTCGATCCGATGACCTTCTCGGCGTCGTTCAGCGCCTCCATGGCGGCGCGCCAATGGTCGTCGTCGATGTCCAGACGCCGCAGCTGCAACAGGGCCGCGCGGTTGATGCGGCCTTCCTTGTCGACCTGGAAGGCGTGCTGGACGAGCGCGATGATCTTGCTGTCCGCGCCTTCCGACCAGGTGGCGACGCAGGCGTCGACCAGCTCCTTCGCGACCTGCAGCTCCGCCCCGAACGAGACGGTGTCCTGGGTCTGGATCACCACCTTCTGGCAACCGTCATAGGAGGTGATGGTGACGTTGCCCTTGTCGCCGCCGCGGCGCCCGCCGTAGCGCTCCGAGAGGCGCGCCTGGAAGTCGGTCACGTCCGCCTTGGTGTGGAGCTTGAAGCGGGCGAGCTCCGCGTTCAGCTTCTTGGCGTAGGCGATGATTTTGCGGACTGTGCGGTCCTCGTCGATGTGCTGCGGCTTGACGTGCTCGACCGGCGTCCATTTGCCGTTCGAGTCGCGCACCAGCCGCTCGCCGTCGATCTCGCGGATCGCGGCCTCGGGCATCACCAGGTCGTCGTCGTGATCGGTCATCGGACCGTCTCCGTTTTTTCGTGTTCGACAGGGGTTTGAAGCGGGCTCGAACGCTCGCGGATGGAGCGCTCGAGGGCCCGGATCGACTTCCGGAAGTCGGCGCTCTCGGCGAAGCGGCAGCGCATCAGCAGCAGCGCCTGGCCGACCGTCGCTTGGTTTCGATCGAAGCGCGCCGCGATCTGGCGATGAGACGCCTTGGTGAGCCGGCGGCACAGGAACATCGCGATTTGCCGGGGCTCGGACACGCGACGGCTCTGGTCGCGGCCGAGGATGTTCTTGGCCGTGACGCCGAACGACTGGGCGACGAGGCTGATGATCAGGACCGGCGACGTTCCCGGCGCCGTGTTCCGGGCGTCCGGCGGCAGCCCGAGCCGGTGGACCTTCCCACAGACCGCGTTCTTCGTGCAGCCGAGCCGATCGGCGATCTCCGAATAGGCGCGGCGTTCGCGCTTGAGCCGCTTGAGCTCGCTGACCTTCTCGGGCGTCCAGCGCTGCTCGGCGTTGACGTGCTCGCTCGCCGCGCGGAGACTGCGGGACATCGTGTCCGTCCGGTCATAGCCCGCATAGGGGATGAGCCCGCTCATGACGGCCGCGCCCCGAGGGCGCGGCGCGCGCCCGTGTTGAACAGCACCACGCGGCCAGTCGCGATCGCGGCCTCTAGCGCGACGACGTCGACCAGGTCGGGCTTCGCCTCGACGATCGCGATCGCGTCGAGCGCCCGCTCGGCCTTGGCGCGCGCCCGGGCGGTCTCGACGATGCCTTCCTCGAACAGCGCGCGCGTGGCGAGCCGGTCGAACAGCGCGACGAGCTCTCTTGCGTCCTGCGGCGACACCGCGAAGCCGTGGTCGGCGTTCTCGCGGCAATGGTCGGCGAGATGCTCGAAGGCGTCGGAGCAGGCGCCCGGAAGGGCGTCGAGCGTTGAAAACAGACTGGTCATGACGATGCGCCTCCTTCGACGCTGGCGGTGAGCTCGGCCGTCTTCTTCGAGTGCGGGCAGCGGCCGGGGGTGTTGCAGTGGTGGAAGAGCTGCGCGCGGGTCGCGCTCGAGGAGCGGAACGGCTCCTTCTGCTCGTCGAGGCAGCGGTCGCGGCCGATCTCGCCGAGCACCGGGCAGTCGAGCGTCGCGCCCATGAAGGCGCCGCGGACCTTCTGCTCGAGCCGGCCGAGATCGCCCGGATAGACGTTGGCGATCGCCGTCGAGATGACCGAGGTCGAATAGCCGAGCCGCGCGGCTGTCGCCTTGGCGGAGCTCAGCGTCGCCTGTTCGGCGAGCGCGAGGATCCAGTCGGGCGGCGAGCCCGCCCAGGCGAGCTTCGCCTTGGCGACATAGTCGGTGCGCGCCGCGGCGCCTGCGCGGGGACCCGGCTTCATACGACCTCCCTCGCCTCGGGCGTCCCGAGGATCACGTCGGCGTTGGGGTCGAAGACGATGTGGGCGGCGAGGATCCGCGGCGCGGCCGCGCCGAGCGGCTTCACGAGGCGGAACCGGCCGGGCTCTCGGCCGGCGACCGGCGCGGCCATCTGCAGGACGCCCACACGGGCGAGCTCCAGCACGTAGCGCTTGGCCGTCGCCGCTCCGACCCGGCCGGGCGCAACCTCGGCCGCGGCCGCCGCGAGCTCGGCGATCGTGAAGCTCTTCATCAGCTTCATGGAGCGCCACAGGATCTCGCGGCCGATCTCCGGAAGCTCGCGGCCGTCGGGCCGCACGCGCGGCGCCTCTCGCGAGGTTTTCTCCAGCCGGTAGAACGGCGTGGTGCGGCCGTGTTCCTTCAGCTCGCTATCGAGCTTCACATAGCCGGCGGCGCGCAGGCCGCGGACATAGGGGCGGACGATGTGGGGGTCGGACTTCGCCCGGTGCGCGACGTCCTGGACCGACCAGCCCGAGGCCCTGTCGGCGTTCACGCTGCGGATCGCCGCCCAGATCCGTTCGAGCCCGACCGGAATGGCGAGCGTCGCCGAGTGATACTCGGACTTGCGCCGCGAGCTCATGCGGCCCTCCGGGGCGCGGGAGCCGCGACGCCGACGAGCGCGCCCATGGCGTCGCTCGAGACGGTTTCGATGCCCTTCCGGGCGGCGATCTGAGCCGCCTGGGCGAGGTTCGTCAGGATCCGGCGCGTGTTGCCATGCGTATCCTTCAAGATGCGCTGGGCGAGGTCCGGGGCGATCTGCAGGCCGGGATTGGTGGCCTTTGCGAGCGCCCAGAAATCGTCGAGGTCGCAGGGCAGCGCCGGCTGCCAGACCAGCATCCTGTTGTGGACGCGCTCATAGGCCTCGAGCTGCCTCGGGAGCGTCTCCTCCCCGATCAGAATCACGGGCGCGGTCGATTTGTCGTGCAACTCGCGGACGAGGTCGACGAACCGCTTGGCGGCGATCCAGTGCGCCTCGTCGATGATGAGCGGGCGCGTCGGATCGGCGGCGAGGATGTAGATCGCCTGGTCGATCAGGTTCGGGATCGACCCGCGCGGCTTCGCGACGCCGAGCTCCTTCAGGATCGATTCGAGCAGCGACTTGGCGCTCGTGTACTGGCCGCACTCGACATAGGTCGCGCGGTAGCGTCCGGCCCCGAAGACGGCCGAGCGCGACTTCCCCAGGCCCGAATGGCCGTAGAAGCAGGCGAGCCCGGGCAGGTATGGCGCACGCTCGACGACGGTCTGGATCAGGGTCGAGAAGTTCGCCACGTTCTTGAGCGGTGCGGGCTTGTCGGCCGGGGGCAATGTCTGCATAGTCACGTCCTCACTTGAACTTCGCTCTGCTTCGGACCCCGGCCTGCACGCCGGGGTCTTTGCGTTTCAGAAGGCGAGATATTCCTCGCCGTAGATATCCAGCATCCCCTGATGCGCTCGGTATTCAGGGGTTTGCGCGTAGCCGCCGGCCCAGACCGCATCGAGCGTGTCGACGACTTCGCCGGCCTCGACCGCCAAGAGGACCGCCTTGGCGCGGCGGAAGCGCTCCTTGGGGCTCTCGGGCAGCGCCGCGACGTTGCCGCCGACGCGGTCTGTCCGCGCTGCGATCTTGGCCGCGCGGGCGTCCGCGGCCTCGACCAGGCGCGCGAGTCCAGGAAGGGCCGGTCCTTCGAGCTCGGCCTTGAGCTGCGCGTGCATGGCGGCGGCGCGCTCGTCGAGCGGGATGACCTCGGCCTCGCGCGTGACGTCGAGCGCCGCTGCGATCTCGGGCGTCGTGTGCGGAACCTCCGGTTTTGGGAAGGCCAGCACGTTCGGCGCGTCGCGGCGGTCGACCTCGAGCGTCCGCTCGATCAGCGGACGGCCCTTCACCAGGCGCTTGACCTCGGCCTTGGCCTCTCCGGCGCGCCGCTCGAGGATCTCGGCCGTCATCGCCTTCTTGGCGGCGAGCAGCTTCTTGGGGTCGATTCCGGCGAGCTCGGCGCACAGCGCCTCGCCGACATGCCGGCCGTCCTTGACGTCGAAGGCGAAGGCCCGGCCGGCGTCGAGCGGATCCATGCGGAGCAGCACGCGGTCGCCCGGCAGCGCCTCCTTGAGGACGAAGTGGTGACCGTCGATCCTGACGCCCGTCGCCTGGACGGTGCGCACGCCCCCGGAGCCCGCGACCGGCATCAGCAGGACGTCGAGCGCGCGCTCGTCGACCATGCGGCGGGCCTCTGGGCTCGCGGCGGCCGCCTGGAAGGGCGTCGCGCCTTTCAGCCCGGCATGCGGCTTGTGCGCGTAGGTCTCCTCGGCCCAGGCGTCGAGATGCGCCTGCAGCTCCGCGCCCGTCATTGAGACGCCGAACAGCTCGGCGGTGTCGGCCCCGAGGCGGTCGGCGAAACCCTTGCGGTCCTCGATCTGCTTCCGGTCGGCGACCGAATGGCCGACATAGCCGGGGAGCAGCGGCATCAGATCGTGCTGGACGGTGCGGATCGCCCGCTCGACATGGCCCTTGGCCTGCGGCGTGTAGGCGGGCGAGAGCTCGGCCTCGATCCCGAGCGACGCGAACAGCCGCTTGGTCTCTGCCGCGACGAAGTCCGAACCGTTGTCGGTCTTGATCGTCTCGGGGACGCCCCAGGCGAGCAGCGCGCGCCGGATCAGCAGGCCGACGGCCGCGGCGCGCGGCGTCTTCGACACGTAGAAGCGGATCCGCCGCGGAGCGACGTCGAGGCAGACATAGATCGCGTGGCGGCCGTCGATGCATTGGGCGTCGGCCGGCGAGGCGTCGATCTGCCAGAGCTGGTTGGGCTTCGTGACGTGCCGGAGCGCGCCGACGCCGCGCGGGGCCATGGTCGACCGGTAGCGGTCGGGATTGGAGAGCTTGGTCAGCGCGACCTGTTCGGTCCGTTTCAGCGCCGCGATCGCGTGTTGGAAGGTGCGGACCGGCGGAACGGCCTGCAGGCTTCCGTCGCGGCCGACGAGCTCGTCGCCGAACTCCGCGCGCACCAGCTTGCGGACGTTCGCCGCGGAGATATGCGGCTGATGCGCGATCAGCGCGAGGATGTGGGTGCGGACCCGCCCGCCATTGGCGACGTCGAGCAGGCCCGTGCCGGCGCGGGCCTTGCCCGGATCGGAGCCAAGGCTCTCCGTCCGGTTCGCCTCTTTGGCGAGACGCCAGCGCTGCAGGCTGCGCTTCGAGAGCTTGCAGATCCGCTCCCGGACCCATGGGTCGACGGGCAGCGTCCCGGAATTGTAGCGGGCGACGAAGATCTGGGCGAGCGAGGCGGGCTTGAGCCGCTGGCCCTTCGAAAACCGTTCGAACGCAGCGAGAACCGCTAGCCTGGCGTCGCGCTCGGCGCGCTCGCGGTCGGTGACGGGCGCGGCCCCGAGCGAGGCCGGAATGGGGAGCTCGAGCTGCTCGACCTTGAGATGGCGGCGCTTGTATTCGAGCTGCGCGAGCGTCGGGAACAGCGCGACATTGTATTCGAAGCCCCCGCCGCGACCGGAGCGCGGGCGAGCATAGGCAAGGCTGGCGTTCCAGCCCTCCCGCTCCGAGAGCAGTTGGACGCCCCGCTCGGTCTCCGGTAGAGCCGGCAGCGCCTCAGTCGCAATCTCCCTCGCCGTCAGCCACTCCTTCACCGGGCGGCCCTCATTTTCGACGTCAGGGCGGCCTTGTGGGCGGCGATGCGCGTCTCATGCTCCTCGATCTCGTGGAGCTCGATGAGATGCGCGTAGCGCTCCGGCACGGCGACGAAGCCGAACAGGCCGGGCAGGAAGCCGAGCAGCTGGTCGGCGCCCGTCGCGTGGATCAGCGCCGCGAAGGCGTCGAGCGGGATGCGCCGGTCGCTGTTGGCCTCCGACGCCCAGTGGTCGAGCTGCGCGGCCGACACCTCGCGCTTCAGGTAGCCGGACATCAGCTCGGCGACCTGGTCGCGGCTCAAGCCGTGATCGTCCTTGGCGTCGCGCAGCGCCCGCGACACAAGGCGCGCGATCCTGTTGTCGAGCGCGCCCTTGCCCGCGACGTCGTCGGCATAGGCCGCGACCACCGAGGCGGGCTCCCAGGCGAGCAGGTCGAGGGTGCGTGTGTCGCGGCGGCGGTTCATCGGTTCAGGCCGCCTTGCGCCGTCTGGCGGCCACGGCGTCGCGGATCGCGAGCCATGCGCGGATCTCGTCCTCATGCGCCGCGTAGAACGCCTGCTGCTCCGCGGGCTTCAGCCGCGCGAAGGCGCCCGAGAGCCGCTCCCAGCCGGCGAGCTTGACGATCTGAAGGCCGTCGAGGATCGCGATCGCCTCGCCGACGCCGTGGGCGGCCGGCGGCTCGGAGAGCAGGAGGTCGCAGATCGCGAGTTGGCGCGCTGGCGGCTCCTTCGCGAGCAGCAGCAGCTCGGCCTGGTTCTTGGCGGCGTCCGTGAAGGCGATCCGGAGCCGCGCCTCGGGGCAGACGCCCTCGGCGATCTGCACCGCGAGCTGAACGGAGCGCTCCGATATGTCCAGGAAGGCGGCCGCCGCGGCCGAGAACCGCTCCGCGAAGGCGGGCTGCTCGCCCCCTTTGCGCAAAGACGCAGAATTCTGCGACTTGATTTTCCGGCCCGCGCCGCGGCGGCGTCCGCCATGGCCTGCGACCGGTATTTCCGCCTCGTAGATCGCCTTCCACGCGGCGAGATTGACGGCCCGGTCGAGCTTGGTGAGCTCGTAGCGGACGAAGTTCTCCTGGATCTCGTCGAGCCGGATCGCCGTGTCGTCCGGATACTGCTCGACCGTGCAGATTTCGGCGACGATCTCGGTCAGGCCGAGCCGGCGGGCGGCGTCGACGCGCTGGGCCCCGAAAACGAGCTTGAAGGTGTCGCCGCGCTCGACGACGCGGATCGCGCCCCAGTCGCCGCCGCCCTGATAGGCCTCCATGAGGGCCGCGACCGCGCCAGGATTGACGGGGCGGAGCCGGTTTGTGTCGTCGATGCGCGCGATCTCGATCGCGCGGATGGTGGCCGCGGCGGTCATGCTGATGCTGTCTCTTGTGATGCGGAAGGGCCGGGTTTTTGGTCGATCGCGGCCTGCAGGGCCACGATCCATCCGGTCAGCTTGCGGATGTGGTCTTCACGGTATTGGGCCGACGCGAGATGGCCGTCCTCGCGGTGCCGGTTGGCCCAGAAGACGTTGTGATTGATCTCGGCCTGGAAGTGGTCGACGACGGCCTGAAGCGGGTGCGCCATCACCAGCAGCCTCCCGCCGGCGCCTGATCGTTGTTCCAGAGCCGCTGCTTGAGCGTCGGCTCGATGGCCTGCAGCCATTTCAGCGTGTCGACCGCGGCCTCGAGCGATTGGAGGATGAAGGTCCGCTGGCTGTCCTTGACGCGGCCGCGCCGGACCTCCTCGTCGAGCTCCTTGCGGCGGACGAGGATCTCGGCCTGCAGGGCCGAGATCTGGCGGCTGAGGGGCGGCCGGTCGCTCAC